CAATCAGGTGGTTCAAACCTATCAGCACTTGGTAACGAATTGTTATCAACTGGTCGTATTGAATCAGTCTATGGTTGCATGGTAATGTTCACTACATTCTTGTCAACTGCTTCACGCACATTCTTGGGTTCAGGTCCATTCAGCGTTCTAGTAGGCGGATACTTCCACGAGACTGCGATTTTCACAGTACTCAAAGAAGGTCTACAGATCAAGATGGGCGAGAAGCCAGGTGGCTTGCAGATGTGGTTAACAGGTCTTGCTTACATGGGTGCCGGCGTAGCCGATCCTCGTAGAGGCGGAGCAATCAACATTCAGCAGTAATAATTGAAATAATATAGGAAAAGTTTACTATGTCAGTCCCCTATCAACGAGTCAGTAATGCAACAGTACAGGATATCATATTCTATGATCCTGCCGCTGAACGCCGTGCAAGTCAAATGCAGGTCAATTGGGATGACTACTTCAAAGTAGGTAGTCAAGAGATCCTTTATCAACTTGAATTTGGTTGGTGGCAAAAGTATTGCGACACGGTGTTAGGGGCAACATATTACACTAACTTACCTAACGGTGCATTGATATCCTCATTCAACCCAAGTCTGCTCATCAAAAATGATCAGACATTGATACGCCTTGATACATTCATGGCTGTAAAGGTATTCTACGAATCAATCGTATCAGATACTAGCAATGTCAACGATGTTGACCGTGTTAACTTTGATCACGCATTACGTAGATATCAGAGTGAATGGGAGAAAGCATTGCAATTGATGAACTTCTATGATCTGAACCAAGATGCTCCTAACGGTCCAACGACTAAGTTAGAAGAAAATTGGACAGCAGACGTAGACTACTTCAACAATGACAGGAGATATTTCTGATGCCATCAAGACATCAACCATTAATATCTAAGGAGGCTCTTGTAGAATATATGAGAGCCACGTGCAACACACTTACACCTATCGTGGAAGTGAGTGGCATATACCCTAGTACTGATGATGTTGTCCCATATGGCGTTTATGTCAGAGATGCTCACCCTGTCAGTCGTGAAGTAAACATCAATGGTGTGACCCCTTGTGGTCAGATATACACCGTGACAGATCAGTTCGAGATATTGTATGTGAGTTTCCAAGATGACCCACAAAGCATATTTGTTTTAGGTACGATCAATGATCTTGCCGCAGACAGACAATTCTTTAATGGTTATTATGAAATAACTTATAGCAAAACAGAAGTGATCGGTAATCGTAGTGAAAAACATACCTATACTTTCAGTTTAAAACGCTTGGATTTTAATGATTGACGCCACTAACTTAAGGAGAAACTAAAATGGCATACATTACAGTAAACGAGACAGGTACTTTCCCTGCGCTCATATTGTCAACTGATGTTGCAAACTCTAATGTTGGCGCCACAGGTAATGGCTTTGTTTCTGGTAACGCAGTAACATTGCTAAATGTGACATGCTTGCAAGATGTAACAGTAACTAACAGTACTGGTATATTCAGTTGGACAGATTTCTGTTCAGCAAGTATCAACAAAGTCACTACACCTAGCGACAACGAGATCAGCACTAACATCGTTATTGATGATGTTGGCTTCTTCGGTGAAAGCACAGCCGGTAACACTACAGCGCAATACTATGGTGTTTCTGGTTTGAGTCAGAACCGTGTTGAAGTAGCCTTCAGACTTCAGTTGAACAACAGCGCCAACGTTGGAAATGCAGCGCCCGCAAATACTTTCATCTATCATGGTGTAGGATATTTGAGTAGCGTAGCACCAACAGTATCACCAGATAGTCCGGTATGGGTGTCACCACTCACTATCGCGGTATCAGGCGATATGGGATCTGGTCCTAAGGTCTAATTGACCAAAGAAAGAGGGCAGAGAAATCTGCTCTCTTTTTCTTTTAGGTGAACAAATGAACAACAATAACAATACCTTCCTAAAGACTGAGGAAGAAAAATTACGCAGTCTAATCGCTGATGAAGCGAAACTAATACCCATGCTAAACAACATGGAACAAACAATACGTCAGATGAAAGCCAAGCAGGCATTTCGTCTAGCATTACTGAATCAATTGCTTGAAGAGCAGTATAATAAGTATGCAGGCAATTAATAAATATAGTATAACAATTCATAAAGGAGATAACAAGTGAATATTAAAGATTTTGCAAGCAAACCAGAACTAATAGAGATAGTTCTTGATGACAAGGATCTTGTCGAGAAGTATGGTGAGCCTATCACATTTCATACATTCAATATCGTTAGAATGTCAACATACTTTGACTTTTTCTCAGCACGTAGCAATAACGAATTCGCACAACTAGATAAGATGATGAAAGCCATGATCTTAGATGGTAATGGCAATCGTGTTCTTGGTGATGACGAGGACTTACCAATCGATATCGCGGCAGCAGCCATCAATAAGATTGGAGAAATCTTGGGAAAACCACAGAGCAAGGCATCGATCCAAACGACTGGAGATCAGCCAAAATGATTACCATAGGTCAGATGGCAGAAAAGTATCATATGCTTCCAAGTGAAGTAGCAGAACATGCCACTACCTATGATTTCATGATCACCGATGTCCTTGCTGCCTACGAAAGATATCAAAAGGCAAAAAGCAAAGGCGGCACATTAGATCCTAAGATGTATCAACTTAGCCAAGAACAATTATTGGCTATCAAGAACAAAGGTAAAAAATAATGGCTAGCAACTGCGTGAATCGTCTTAATAAGGTACTTGATACTTTAGATGATAAGAATATCTCTAAAGTAGCATATGATGCCTTTAAAGACAATACACCGATAGGAGATCCTAATCGTTGGAAGTCACGCAGAGCACCTAAGAACTATAAACCTGGTAATGCAAGACGCAAGACTGTATTACGCAGTAATGAGATACAGGCAAACTATCCATATGCGCAAAGATTGGAAGAAGGTTGGAGTAGTCAAGCACCTAAAGGTATGACTGAACCTACATTACAAGAAGTGCGTGATTATGTCTACAATAAACTAGGGATCAAGATATAATGGCTACCATAGACAATTATAAAATAAAAATACAAGTTGATGGTAAAGAGCAAGTCAGAGACTTGACACAAAGCCTCGATGGATTACAGACTACATTAAATCGCACAGCAGCCGCAGGTGTAGCCGCATTTGCCGCATTAGCGACAAGTGCAGTAAGAACGGCAGGTGATCTAGTAGATACTGCTGATGCATTAGGATTAAATGTCGCAAAATTATATCAACTCAATCGAGCCTTAGAACAAAGCGGTGGTCGATTTGGTGATGCAGCCGGTCTATTCCGCGGCTTCTCACAATCATTAGGTGATGTTGAAAAAGGTAGTAGTGAAACTATTGATGCGCTTTATAAGTTAGGGTTAAGCAAAAAACAGATAGAAAATCTTAGTGATGAACAATTATTCCAAGCAGTAGTCGACGGTCTAGGTAACATGGAAGCAGGTTTTGAAAGAAATCGCTTAGCCATGATTTTAACTGGTAAGGCTGGTGATGGTATAGATTGGACTAAAATGGCTAACGGTAGCAAACAAGCCGTTGATCCAGAACTAAAAGCAAGATTAGATGCCGCTGATGCGGCATTAGATAAGATAACAGATAACTTTAGAACATTTCAATTGGTAGCATTAGATGCCATACAACCGGTATTAGAAGCAATCGGAAACATGAATATTACCGCTGATGATGCTAAAAAAGCGATTCAAGTATTAGGTGCATTAGTAGCAGGTGCATTTAGTGCAAGCGTAGTCATCAGCATAGTTAAAGCAGTACAAGCGATTAGAACATTAGCCATAGCAATAAAATCAGCGGCAGTAGCACAAGCATTATTGACAGGCTTGATACCTGTAGTAGGTGCCGCAACAGTCATAGCAGCCATAGGCGGTGCAACGGCGGCATACTTAGCACTTGGCAAAGCAATGGAAGATGCAGGAGATGCCAAACAAGCATTAGAAGGTGATGCGCCTGCCGCACCCGGCGCTACAGCGACAGGTGGTACGCCACGAAGACAGATTGGTCAGACTCCTGCTGAAAAAGCGTTAGAAGCATTGAAGGCAACTACTGCCGAGATGCGTGTTCAAAATGCTGCCGCACTAGAATATGAACGAACGATAAATGGCACTATAGGTCTTAGCCAAGAAATCGCAGACATCAAAAAGATAGATGCGCAACTTGAGCAAGATCGTGCCAAATCTGCTGCCAATTATGAGAAACAGATCGCTACACTAAAAGCAGACACAAAGAACAACAATCAAGCGCAGATCAATGAGTTAACAAAACAAAAGACATTGACCGATGAGCAGTTAGTTGCTATGGCTGCGCTTAAGAAAGAAGCAGTCGATAGAAATCTTGCTGAGAGACAAACTAACGTTGATCTACAAAAACAATTAAGTTTGATACAGCAACAGAGCCAACAAAATGCCAGCAATCTGCAAGCAGAACAACAACGTAAAGTGATTGCTGGTGAGATCACACAAGAAGAAGCCAATAATATTGTAGCAATCGCAAGGATACGTGAAGAAGGTGCGAATAAAGTATTGCAATTAGAAAAACAGATT